CTACCCATCTATATATCTTTTATGATATGCCATTTCGATAGAGGCATTATTCATGATACGATCCTGCTCAAGAATTACATTATTAAGATATCGTTCTCTATTTTTATCATCTTCCAGTTCTCTATCCAACTGTTCAACTTGTCGATTAAGTTCATCAATTTTTCTTTGAATAGAACCTTCAATACTTTTAATTTGGCTGAACGCTGATGTAATGCAAGCTTTCGAAGATCTATTTTTCTCATCAAAGATTTCAGTAAGTTTCTGTGGAGTTCCAACTGAAGATTCACCTATTGCAGAAAATCCTATTGAGGCTACTTCTAATTTAGTTTCAGTATCCTTAACACTTGCATCGAAGTCACTGTTTTTAGCATAAGAACTTTGAATTTCAGAAAGTGATTCATCATTTCTTTTTCTTTCTGCAGTCAACTCATTAATGGCACCTATAACTTGTTGTCTCCTATTCAATATGTTGTTGAGTTCATTTTCTGCACGCCTCTTTTCAGAAAATGCATTTTCATACCTTCTTTTAGCAATCATATAATCCTCTTGATGTTGCTGCTGTTCAGGTGTCATAAAATCCCCCCATTTCGACGCATAAATAAACTTTTTGGAAGCTAATCTACTCATAATTATATTGTATGCCTATTATTATATACTATTTTGTCAGAAAAGTCAATATGATATTTGATTTTTTTTGATTTTATACATGAAAATTAGTACAATTTGTTGGAATAATAAGCAAATAAAATTACTCAAAAAAACGCTTAAATATTCTATTCCCTACTTGACAATCTATTCTAAATGTGATAAAATAGTCCTATCAGGAACATTTGTTCACGATAAATGCAGGAGGTTCAAAATGAGACGTAAAGATCCTGAACTAATGAAAAAAATATATGAATATGCAGAAGACTATTATTTTTCAGAAGGATATTCTCCTTCCACTTCTGAAATTGCCAATGCAATGGGAATCGCAAGAACGACAGCATATAATTATCTTGTTGCCATGGATAAATTGGGTATGGTCGATTATGACGGAAAATTGATCGCAACAGAAAAAATACGAAAAACAGGAGCGGTCAATCATGGTGTAAAAATCTACGACAATGCTATTCCATGCGGTGAACTGGAAACTATCGAATCCTCTGTCAGCGAATATGTAGATCTTCCCGCATCTATTTTTGGGAATGGAGAACTTTTCATCCTGCGAACTCGTGGTGAATCTATGATTGATGCCGGAATTGAACCGGGTGATCTTGTTGTCGTGGAAAAAAAGAGAACTGCAAATGACGGCGATATTGTTGTTGCTCTTGGCAATGATACAGACAGTAGTCTGAAAAGGCTCATAAAGAAAAATAATATGTATGTGCTTCACCCGGAAAACAAGAATATGGATGACATCATCACAGAACATCTTGAAATTCAGGGAGTCGCAAAATTTATTATCAAGCAGATATAGGAGGACAAAAATTATCACGATAAAAAGAAAATTTCCTGAGATCATCTCATTTACAGAATTTCTTCGCTGGAACTATACTCTTGATTATGGACAATACATCAGAAATTTGCATAGCAGAAAACAATTGCCTCTGACATGGTATAATTCTCCTGATTCCAAAATTACGAATGTTGTCATAATTGATGGAAAATATGATAGAATTGACGAGTTCTCGTTTTATATGTATATTATCTGCAGCGTTACTTTTTACTATGAAGGGATTTTCCAACAGCAGTGTTATTGTGTCAACGGTTATTGCAATATTGCAGAAAAAAGTGATTTTTTATGCGATGTATCAATTTATGACGGTAAAAGATTTCGGTTAAAAAATCCCCTAAATGAATTTCTTGTACCCATACTTCCCAAAAAAAGATATGATGAAACAGCGTTGCAAATTCTGAGTAATTACTATCCATTCCGATATGATATACCTTGTGTCATAAGCGGTTTGGCTCTTGCAAAAGAAATGGGATATCACATTCAATATGCCCGGTTGTCACTTGATGGAAAAGTTAAATCAAAGGTTATTTTTGAAGAAAAAAATATAACAGCTTTTGATGAATATGGCGGCAAAACTGCCATTTATGTTTCAGCAAAGACAATTCTTGTAGATAAATCCATAAAAGGAAAAGAAAATTTTGCTGTCATTCATGAATGCGTACATATCAGTCTTCACCGACTGTTTTATTATCTGCAAAGCTATTATCGAAAGATTCTGGGGAAAGCTGCACCTGAATTTCAGGAATATTTTTATTCTGATTCGCAGAAAGAATGTCTTGCCTGGATGGAAACACAAGCCAACAGCATTGCAAGACGCATACAAATGCCGACAGAACCTGCATCAGAAGTAATATTCAACTTGTTTGAAAAAATGAGTACAGAGCCGAATTTTAAAGATTACAGAATGCTGATTGACTTTGTCGGTCATAGATTTTCTGTTTCCAGATATGCCGCAAAGAAACGAATCATAGAGCTTGGGTGGACGGAAATACGTGGTGTTTATACTTTCTGTGGAACAGGATATGTGGAAGATTATGAAGTGGCATATGATTTCCCTGATGATTCAACTTATACAGTTCCATTCAGCAGCATTGCTGAACTATTTGGAAGGTCTGTAGATTTTCAGGCACTTGTAAAATCAGGAAAATATGTTTATATAGACGGACATATATGCCTGAATAATGAAAAATATATCATTACAAAATACAATTTGCCTTCCAGACTGACCGAATATGCAAGACATCATATGAGTGAATGCTGTATTGATTTTAAGAAGGTTTATGGCAAGCTGACTTACAGCTATACATTCGGTGAATTAAACAAAGAAGAACTTGCCATCATAGAAAACTATGTCCTTGATGAGCATCAGAAATCAAAACTGAAAGCAAGGTTGACAGAAATTGCCGATACAAAAGATAAACTCGACCATTCTCCACTTGGTGAAGCAGTTGTATATCATATGAAGCGTTGTCACATCACTTCTGAACAACTGATGGAACGTTCCGGACTTGGTTCCACAACAATTACAAAATTAAGAAGTGGTAAATGCCACCCAAAGCTGGAAACAATTCTTGCTTTTTGTGTCGCCCTGAATCTTGAAGATGTGTTTCGTTCCGATCTGATGAATAAAGCCGGAGTAAGATTCAACAACAATAATCCTGCCCATCTTGTATATATGACAATACTGGAACTGATGCCGAACGCAAATGTTTTTCAGATAAATGCTTTTCTGAAAGAAGAAGGCTATACGCCATGGACTCAGGACAGACAAAATGCAATTGCTGCAGCAATATAACTGATGAGAGATCTTTGAGGTCTCTCTTTTTTATTATTACTAACAGAAAAAGTGTTAGTTTTAATCTTATTATCCTGTATATTCAAAACGAATATGCAGGATTTTTTGTATATTTTTATAATATATCACAAACAGGAAGAGGAATATATCAATTTGATTATGCAGAAGCAACAAATAGAAAGTAACACTTTTTACAGCTGGTAAATATGCTTTAAAAATGATAGGATATAAGCACAGTCGGGAAAACGACTGAAAAACAAATACCGCAGCCGAGTGTACATAGAGGCTACAGGATATTTCATACAGCATGAAAAGCCGTAAGAGGCTTAGCAAAGCTGTATCTGAGATAGCCTTTCTCTGTGTATGCTCTTTTTTATGCAAGAAAAGTTTCTTCCTGTACCTCTCTGTATCTTTTGGCGGAAAGGATACAGTATGAGATTCAAAAAAACACCATACTGCAAGCGTAACCGCTACAAGTTGTATGATGATTTTGGAGAAGAGATTCTTGAAATCAAGGTTGGAGAATACGGTGTTACGGAAGAAGATATCAGAAAATTTCATGCAGTAGATGATCATGAAGTATATATCAATTGCAAAGAAATGAGAGTTTCTCCTTTTGAAACAGATATTTATCAGAAATGGAAAAATACATTTATCAAAAATCATGGATATTCACCGGAAGAAACAGGGCATCTTTTGCCACACCGACAAACAATATCTTCAGACTTTCTCTCAGATTCCGAATTTGAGATTCAATTCTCAGAATACGACACTCCGATTGAAGATGAAAGCATTCTGCGGCTTCATGAAATTGTTGCAGCAATGCCTGAAAAATGGCAGAAAGTATATCAATTGGCAATGCTCGGTGGTTTTACTAACGTTGAAACAGCAAAACTGCTAAATATATCTGAGGGCAGAGTAAGAGCTTTACGCCGAAAAATCGAAGAAAAAATACGCTCTGATGAGATTCTGAAAAATTTTTTTGATTAGGGGTACGAATTTGGCACATTTTTTTAGACTTTACGTTCAGAGATGATTTTTCTCCCACTTAAACATCGAGAAAGGAATGATTACCAATGAAAAAGAAAACAATTGATCTCACAGAAAACATGGAACTTGCTCACAATATGGCAGGTTGTGCAGTCCTTCTGGAAATCGCACTTGCCGAACCTTCCACAAACAAGTTCAACGTCTCCGTCATGAGAGCTGCAAAATTCGCAGTACTTACAGGAGCAGCCAGGCTTAAAGATACCACCGAGGCAATATCTCTTCTGCTTAAAACAGTTTACAGCGAAAGCAGAAACAATGTCAGCATTTCAAAAAAACAGGCTGATGAATTCAGCAAAAGTCTCAAAAATATTGCAGATGAAATTGAGGAAGGAGTAAAAATCCATGGCAACCTTATATGAAATTGATGCAGCTATTTCAGGTTGTATCGATGCTGAAAGCGGAGAAATTATTGATACTGAAAGGCTTGATAATCTCCTTATAGAACGTAGTAAGAAACTTGAAGGCGTTGCACTGTGGATCAAAAACTTGGAATCAGATGCAGCAGCAATAAAAGCTGAAAAAAATGCTCTTGACAGACGAATGAAGGCAGCTGAGAAAAAAGTTGAATCATTAAAAGTTTGGCTTTCCAATGCTCTTTGCTATCTTCCTTTTGAAACACCGAGAGTTCATATCTCATTTCGTAAATCCACAACTGCTGATATTAATGAAAGTGTACTTTCAAAAGAATGGTGTGTAAAAAAAGTCACATACGCTCCTGATAAAAAGGCTATTAAATCAGCTCTTGAATCAGGTACAGAAATCGATGGTGCTGTTCTTACAGAGCATCAGAATATTCAGATCAAATAGGAGGGAAAATTTATGCCTTTTAAAAAAGTACAACGAAAGGTCGCTAAACTCAGAGCAGCCTGCACAGGACCAAGCGGTTCAGGAAAAACATTATCTTCTCTGTATCTTGCATTCGGTTTTACGAATGACTGGAACAAGATCGCACTTATCGACACAGAACACGGAAGAGCTCAGTTTTACGCAAATCGTTCTGACCTCGGTACAGGAGAATTTCTCTATGATGAACTGACACCGCCTTATTCTCCTGAAAGATACATTGAAAAGGTGAAGGAAGCTGCATCTGTTGTAGGTCCTGACGGAGTAATCATTGTGGATAGCTTTTCTCACGCCTGGGACAACGAAGGCGGAATTCTCGACCTGAAAACACAGCTTGAAAAATCTCAGAATAAGAACAGCTTTACTGTCTGGAATGAGGCAGGAAAAATTCAGAATAATCTTGTTAATACCTTGCTTTCTGTTGATTGTCATGTAATTGTTACACTTCGTTCCAAAATGGCATATGCAATGGAGCAAAACGAACGTGGAAAAATGGAACCCGTCAAGCTTGGTCTTGCTCCTGTTCAGCGTGAAAATACAGAATACGAATTTGATATTGTTTTTAATATCTCCCGTAATCATTATGCTGTAACTTCTAAAGATACCACATTTCTTGATACATGGAACGGAATGATCACTCCCGAACTTGGTTCACAGCTAAAGGAATGGCTTTCCAATGCTGCTGAACCGCATCGATGTACTGATTGCGGCAGCCTTATTACAGCAGTTAAAGGCAGAAGCGTTGAACAGATTGCAGAAGGTACGGAAAAGAACTACGGCAGAAAACTTTGCTGGAAATGCATGAGTGCTGAAATTAAGCGAATTAAGGAGCAGAAACAAAATGGAACTGAGACCGTATCAAAATGATTTAATTGAAAAGGCACGAAATGCCTATCGTCATGGAGCAAGAGCACCTTGCATAGTTCTCCCCTGTGGCGGAGGTAAATCGGTTATTGTAGCAGATATAGCAAAATCTGCTACTGAAAAAAATAATCATGTGCTTTTTCTTGTTCATCGAAAAGAACTTGTTGACCAGATAAAATGCACGTTCAGTTGGTGGGGTGTTGATATGACAAAATGCGAGGTTATGATGGTACAGACTGCATCAAGACGTATTTCAAAACTTGCTAAACCACAGCTGATCATAACCGATGAAAATCATCATTCCAAAGCCTCAACATACCGCAAAATATATGAGGCATTCCCAAACGCCAAACGTATCGGAGTTACAGCAACACCAGTCAGATTGGATGGCAGTGGACTTGGTGATGTAAATGATGAGCTTGTGATCGGTGTATCTGCCAAATGGCTTATAGAAAATCATTACCTTGCTCCATATGATTATTACGCTCCAAGCATTGCTGATTTGACGGGAATCAAAATTATGCACGGAGAATATGAGACAAAATCCGTTGAAAAAGCAATGCTGAAAACGGCTGTTTTCGGTGATGCGATCAAGTATTACAAACATCTTGCATATGGGAAACAAACGATCTGCTACTGTGTTTCAGTGAAGCATTCTATGGCTATGGCAGATGAATTTAAGTTTGCAGGTATCTCTGCGGCTCATATTGATGGATCAACACCAAAAGAAGAACGTGATAAAATTATATCAGATTTCAGAAACGGAGCAATAAAAATTCTCTGCAACGTTGATCTGATAAGCGAAGGATTTGATGTCCCCGACTGTGAGTGTGTGATACTGCTTCGTCCAACGAAATCATTAACTCTTTACATTCAGCAATCAATGAGATGTATGCGATACAAGAAAAACAAACGTGCAGTTATCATCGACCATGTTGGAAATTACGCACGTTTCGGAATGCCTGATGCAGACCGTGAATGGACTTTGGAAAGCAGAAAAAAGTCCGGGGAAAAGCGTGAAATTGAGAATAAAGTATTTGTAGCACAATGTCCTGAATGCTTCTATACCTTTGAACCACCAAAATTCGGAAGACCTTTATGCCCCGCCTGTGGATATGTATTTCCCAAAAAGGAACGTTCTCTTGATACAGAGGAAGCAGAGTTACAAAAAATCACAGGCTTTGTTCTTGATTATGATTCACCCGAACAATGCCGCAATATGCAGGAATTGAATGCTTATGCCAAGAAAATGGGCTATAAGAAAGGCTGGGCATATTTTCAGGGCAAACAGAGAGGTTTTATATGACAGAGGAACACAAAATTCAAAATCAAATACGCATATCACTTTCAGACAGATGTACTCTGTTCCGTGTGAATGTCGGCAAAGCCTATACAAAAGACGGACGTTACTTTGATACAGGAGTGCCGAAAGGGTTCTCCGATTTATTCGGATTCCGTAAATCTGACGGCAAAGCCGTATTTATTGAAGTAAAAATGCCTACAGGCAAACCATCAGAACAACAGAAAAAATTTCTCTCAGCTGTGCGAAATGCGGGAGCAATCGCAGGAATATGCAGAAGCGTTGAGGAAGCAGAAAAACTTATTCAAGGAGGAGAAAATTAATGGGATTTTCAACAGATTACACAGACGTACAAAGCTTTGAACTGATTCCAAAGGGAGAATATGAAGTGATCATCAAAGCAATTACAGAACGCACAACACCAAACGGTGCAACGGGACTTAACCTTACATTTGTTATCAGAAATGATGTGGAACAAAAATGTCAGAATCGTTATCTTTTCCATACACTGTGGAAACGCAAAGAACCGACAAAAGCAGATATGCAGGTTCAGGGATACAGCTTTAAGCAAATCATGCAGCTTGCAAAGGCGGCCAAACTCCCAAGTGGAAAGGCTTATGAAACGGTATCAGAACTTTGTGCAGACCTTATAAACCATGTTTTGAAGGTAAATGTACATCACGATCAGTGGAACGGACAAGTTCGTGAGGAAATCGGTTTTATGAATGAATCAGCTTTCCCCGAATGCAAACATATTTACAAAGAAAAGCAGCCTGTTTCAGCAGATACACCGGCACAGAGACCACAGGAACAGTTTGCAGGTACTGCAACAGCCGACATTGGCAATCTCAGTGATTTTGAAGAAATCCTTGGTGACGGTGATGTTCCATTCTAAAAACAGCAAGCTCACACAGAGGATACTGATATTGTATTCTCTGCCCGTGAGCAATAATCAGGAGGTAAATATTATGACACTTATGGAATTACAGAAAATCCTCGGCGAGAGAATTCGCATTGCAAGCGACAACACACTCAGTGTTGATGAACGGAGAAAAGAAACAGAGCTTTCCCAAACCATTTCTTCTCTGGCAAAGCAAATGATCAACAACGCTGATGTGGTTCTCCGCACTGATAAGCTGGTTGCGGAAGGTAAGCTGAAGGAATCCTACATTGAAAGACTGGTACATGGCCATGCGTAAGCATCGTTATACACCCGAACAGGATGAATGGCTGCGTCAGCACATCGAACATTGTAATTCTTACAGACAGCTCACCGAAATGTTCAATGAGCATTTCAGTGTAAGCGTTGGAAAGTACAGCATTTCTGATAGGTGCATCAAACAGCTGCATATCCACAGAAATGTCAATACCGGTACATTTCAAAAGGGTGAACAGCGTGCCAAGACATACAGAATCGGTGATGAGAGAGTATATAGCGGATATGTATGGGTAAAAGTCAACGACATACAGCATTCCGGTAAAATCACGATACAGAAGTTTAAGGAAAACTGGATGCCGAAACAGCGATATGTTTATGAGCAGCATCATGGCAAAATTCCGGACGGACACATTGTTGTGTTCCTTGACAGCAATCCCCTAAACTTCTCAACCGATAATCTTTACTGCATTCCAAGAAGAATCAATGCGATTATGAATCAAAATCATTGGTTTACGACAGAACGTGAAAACACATTGACAGCAATAAAATGGTGCGAATTATACTACGCACTGAAAGGAGCTACCACATGAATTACCGCAACAACGAGGGCTACGCAAGCCCTACCGAACACGAAGCACTCACTCGTATCAGACATGAGGAACTCAAGGAAAAACGTCAGAAGAAGTACCGCCCAATTGTATATATCTGTTCTCCATTTTCACAGGGGGACAAAAAACAGAACATTATCAACGCCCGCCGTTTTTGCAAATATGCAGTCGCTCAGAATTGCATTCCATTTGCACCGCATCTGTTCTTTCCGCAATTTATGAATGACGAGAATCCCAAAGAACGTGACATGGCTTTCAAAATGAATCATATCATGCTTGGCAACTGCGATGAACTCTGGGTATTTGGCAATAAATATACGATAGGAATGCAGTGTGAAATGAAGTGGGCAATGCGTAAGAAAGTACACATCAGATTTTTTGACGAGAACGGAAAGGAGAAATCATAATGAATTACGAATCAATCCCAAATGAACTGAGATCAATTCCTAACTGGGTATGCTGGAAAGCGTACCCGGATGCCAAATCCCATAGTGGAATCCGGAAAATTCCAATCAATCCGATTACCGGCGGACAGGCTATGTCCAATAATCCGCAGACCTGGACAGGTTTTGAAACCGCACTGAAATCATCTGTAAATTATGACGGAATAGGATTTATGTTCAGTGATTCCGGTTATTTCGGTGTTGACCTTGATGACTGCCGTGACAGCATCGACAGCTACCTTCATGGCGATAAATCAGACATTATTGCTGAATTTATTGATACTTTACAGACATATGCAGAATATTCTCAGTCACGAAACGGAATACATCTTATCTGCAGAGGCTCACTCCCTGCGGGCAGAAGACGTAATGGAAAAGTTGAAATGTACGACAGCGGAAGGTTTTTCATAATGACAGGTAATGCAATCGGTGAATACAGCTATATTTCTGATTGCACCGAAAGGATCAAGTATCTTCACATAAAATACGTTGGTATACAGCAAGAAACACCCGCGAACAGAAGTTGTACTCCATCTATGCTTAATATGTCGGAACAAGAAATCATCAGCAAAATAATGAATTCCCAAAGCAGAGAAAAATTTGCTGCTCTTTACAGCGGAGATTTCTCTGATTATCCGTCTCAGTCTGAAGCAGATATGGCTTTCTGCTCAATTCTTGCATTCTGGTGTGGCGGCGATATAGCTCTTATGGATAAAATATACCGAAGTTCAGGGCTTATGCGTGAAAAGTGGGACAGAAGGCAATCTGGCTCGACTTATGGTACGATCACCCTTAATAATGCTGTTGCATGCTGTCAGAATTTTTATCAGCCGCAAGCTACAGATGATTATTATATAACAATCAAGAGCCCTTCCTCTGCCCGTTCAAATACCAAATTGCCAATGCATTCTCTTGATGACACAGGAAATGCAGAACGTATGAAAGATTATTGTGGAGATACTTTCCGTTACAATTATACCGATAAACGCTGGATGTACTACAAAGACGGTGTGTGGGTATATGATGACTGCGGTGCGGTTTTCTCTGCTGCTGATGTGATTCTTGAACGTATGAAAACAGAACTTAAAACATGGGCGGAACACGAAGACGGGAAGTTTCTTCAGGACTATCAGAAACATATGAAAAAGACTCGTTCCAATGCTGCAAAAACTGCTATGGTAAGGGAATTTCAGCATATCGTTCCAATAAGTCCATCAGACCTTGATACACACAAAAGTCTTGTAAATACACAGAATGGAATAGTTGACCTTGATACCGGTACAACAGTCCCTCACAATCCTAAAATGTACATGACGAGAATGCTCGGAACTTCCATGCCTGTTAATCCGAAAAAGCCTGTTCTGTGGCTGCGCTTTCTTGATGATATTTTCGGTGATGACAAGGAACTTATCCGATACATTCAAAAATCGATAGGTTACTGTCTGAGCGGACTTACATCAGAACAGTGTGTATTTTTCCTGTATGGCAATGGCAGAAACGGAAAATCAACGTTCCTTGAGATCATTCGTGCGATCCTCGGAGAATATGCAACAAACATACAGCCTGAATCCATTATGGTCAAGAACAGCAACAACTCTGCAAATACCGATATTGCCCGCTTAAAGGGAGCAAGACTTGTCACATCAGTTGAACCTAATGAGGGCATGCGGCTTAATGAAGGACTTATAAAACAGCTTACAGGCGATGATATGGTAACTGCCCGAAAACTCTATGGTGATGAATTTGAATATCGTCCGGAATTTAAGCTGTGGCTTGCAACAAACCACAAACCAACAATTCGCGGCACTGATCTTGGAATCTGGCGAAGAATTCATATCATTCCATTTACAAAAATTATTCCCGAAGAAAAGGTTGATAAGAACCTTGGTGAGAAACTTCGTGAAGAAATGCCTGATATTCTTGCCTGGGCTATGGACGGATACCGCCTGTGGAAATATGAAGGTCTTCATAAGCCGAAAGCCGTCGAAGATTCTGTCAGGGAGTATCGTAATGAAATGGACGTGATCGCCGCATTTCTCGCCTCTGACTATATTGCTGAAGGCGGTGAAATTAAGGCATCTGTGCTGTATGCAGTTTATTGTCAGTGGGCTGCGGAATCCAACGAATACAAGATGACGAGCCGCAAGTTTGGAATTGAAATGTGCAAACGCTACACCAAAATTCATAAGAAGGACGGCTGGTACTATCAGGGTATCTCCACTCTTTCTATTAAGATGACATAAATGACATATATTACTTCTTTTCTCTACTTCTCTTAAAAAAGAAAAGAAAAATAAAATAAATACTATATTTTATATATTATATATCATCTTATGTCAAATGGAGGAAAAATGAAAATTGCTCTCAATTTTAAAGATAAGGATACTTTCCGAAAACTGGAACGTCAGGCTTATGACGGTACCATTGATGTAACAAAGTTTCCGCCTGCAGAATATAGATATTTTTCCGAACTTAAAAAATTGTATTATGCTTTTAAATTTGAGGGACTTCCTAAAGAGGAAGCTTCTCGTAAAAAGCGTATTTTGTTAAAGCTATACAAGGAAGCAATTTCTGAATATGAAAACAGGCTTAATGTTTCCAGACAATATCAGGAACACATTCGCATTGCAGAACTTAATCTTTCAAAAATTGAAAAATCCCATGATGTATATGAAATTGCTCTCCTTGCTTGTGAATCACTTGGTGCTATGATGGGAGAAGACACTTTCTATAACCGGCAGAAACAGAAAATTATGGAGGAGAAATAAATGGATGGATACATAAAATTGACAGCAAAAGAATACATGAAAGAAGCAAAGATATTACTCAGGCGAATTGAAAGAAAAAGACGTGAGGCAGAGAGTATCCGCATTTGTGAGAGTTCTCCTTCCTCACCTGCATTCAGCGATATGCCGAAAACAGCAACGCATAATCCGCATAGAATGTCCGACAGTATCAACCGTGCCATTGACCTTGACAGAGAAGCAGACGCTGCTTTTGATGAACTGTCAGCACTGAAATCAGCGTTCCTTGGATCACTGCAAAAACTGGATAACCCCGATGAACGTGATCTGATGTATAAACGTTATATTGAGTTTAAGAGTTGGAATGAAGTATTTCATGAAATGGGCTATAGTAAATCGGCCGGATACAGGGTTCACAGCAATGCGTTATCCAAACTTTAAAATTTGGGAGTTCGTGGGAGTTTACGGGACTTGAAGATACTTTCAATATGTGCTATAATATAAACTGGAAAATAAGATAGCGAACAAGCCATGGCAGAGAGATCTGCTGTGGCTATTTTTATGCCCTGATGGAGGTACAGTATGAAAGCAAGAGAATATTTAAGAACAATTCAGAAGCTTGAAAGCGAAACCAGGGAATGCTATGGACAGGCGGAATACCTGAAGAACGCCATTAACAACCTCTCAAATCAGAATGCCATTGAAACCGTTGAGGAACTTATCATTAATCTTATGGACGAGGCAGCTGATTATGCAATTCATCGTGTTCATCTGATAAATGAACTTTTAAATGTTGATGACCCAATGCAGTATACGCTTCTCCATTACCGCTACTGCCTCGGTTACAGCTGGCATAAGATCGCTTACAAGCTTAAAGTAAGCGTTGGCTTTGTGAAGAATCTTCACGGTAAGGCGTTGAAGTCACTTGACAAATATCTTGAGGAATGTTGCAATGCCGAAGAAATGTAAGCACCCTTGCAGTTATCCAGGCTGTCCGAACCTTACCGACAGCAGATATTGTGAGATGCATAAACAGCCTGACAGACCATCAGCCACCAGGCGTGGTTACAACAGCAAATGGCGTAGGCTCAGTAAAGCTTACCTCCGCAAGCACCCGATGTGTGTACGTTGCCTGCAACAAGGACGATATGTTCCTGCAACAGTTGTCGACCATATCGTTCCACACCGTAACAACCCTGTTTTGATGTGGGACGAATCCAACTGGCAAGCCTTATGCAAGCCATGTCACGATAAAAAGACATGGACGGAAGATAAGAATCCTGTTTATACATACTGAAAAGCCCCCCTGGGGGTAAAAAATCCCTAAAAATGGATAAAACACAGACCGGTGGCCCCTCTCACGCACAAAATCCAATATTCAAACACCCGATTGACCCCTTGAATATTAAAACATTAGAAAATACCGATAAAACCTGCTTTTGCTGACTTTTAAGTCAGCATTTTTTATGCCCGATTTTACAATTTTTGTTTGAATTTCTTTGATTTTTCGGAGGTGATGACATCATGGCGAAAGACGGTACAAACCGAGGCGGTGCAAGACCGGGTGCAGGCAGACCAAGAAAGGCACTCACGGAGAAAATTGCTGAGGGAAAATCGGCGGAAGTTATGATGCAACCTGCGAATATGGAATCTGCTGAAACACCGCCTGTCAGAGATTTCATGAAAGAATTACAGCGTGACGGCACAAAACTCCTTGCAGATGATGTGTATACAGAAACTTATCAATGGCTGAAAGAACGTTCCTGCGAGAAAATCGTCAGCCGTCAGCTTGTGGAACAGTATGCCATGAGCATTTCCCGTTGGATTCACTGCGAGCAGATCGTCACAAAATATGGGTACATTTCAAAACACCCCACAACGGGTGCGGCAATCGCCTCTCCCTATGTAGCGATGTCACAGAACTACATGAAACAGGCAAATCAGATCTGGAATCAGATTTTTCAGATCGTGAGGGAAAATTGTTCTGTGGAATTTCAGGGCAATCCGCAGGAAGATATGATGGAAAAGCTGCTCCGCAGCAGAAAGTGAGTATTTATGAAAGCAGATGTTCAATTCTGGAGAGAGTTAAAACAGCATCGAAACAATATGACCAAACAGCAGTATCGCACAATTAAAGGACAAGCCGTAAAAGGCAATATTGATGCTGCCCGAAAAGGAATGCTCAGAATCCAGCAGAGGAGGAATTACCGATGACCACAACTACAGAATTTCAGCTTGTTGACATCAACAAGTTAGTGCCATATGCCAACAATGCCAGAACCCACAACAAGGAACAGATCCTGAAACTTCGCTCTTCTCTGCGTGAGTTTGGGTTTGTGAATCCTGTCATTATCGACCGGGAATACAATGTGCTGGCTGGTCACGGCAGAATCGAAGCGGCAAAGGCAGAAAATATTTCAGAAGTGCCATGTGTATTTGCCGATCACCTGACCGAAGCGCAGAAGAAGGCATATATTCTTGCCGACAACCGGATGGCGTTAGATGCAGGCTGGGATGATGAACTGCTTGCTGTTGAGATGGAAGAGTTGCAGAATCTCGGATTCGACCTTGGTTTGACCGGTTTCGATGAATCTGAAATTGCTGACCTTTTCGACATTAACAGTGATGAAGCAAAACAGGACGATTTCGATGTAGACACAGAACTGGAAAAGCCCTGCAAATCCAAAACCGGCGACATCTGGCATCTTGGAAAACATACCATCATCTGCGGAGATTCCACTTTGCCTGAAACCTATACAGCACTTTTGGGTGATACAAAAGTCAATCTGGTTTGTACCGATCCGCCGTATCTTGTCAATCTGGAAAGCACATCCGGCAAGATCAAAAACGATGACCTTGACGATGAAAAGGGATATGAATTTCTGAAATCCACATTTGAGAGATTCAAGGAATCCATGGCAAAAGATGCAAGCATTTATGTGTTTTATGCTACGTCAAAGGCTCGTGTATTTCATGATGCATATGAAGATGCAGGATTTAAGGTGGGTGCAGGACTTGTCTGGAAGAAAGACCGCCTTGTTCTCACTCGCACCGATTGGAAATACATTCATGAACCAATCATCTGGGGTTGGCGTAAGGACGGCAAGCATATCTGGTATGGTGACCAGAAACAGAAAACCGTATTTGAATTTGACCGTATCAAAAACAGCAAGGAAGACGGCTGCGGACACCCGTCCAGTAAACCTGTCCCGCTGATTGCTTACCTGATTTCTCAGTGTACACAGACAAACGGCATGGTGCTTGACGGATTTTTGGGCAGTGCATCTACCCTGATTGCCTGTGAGCAGTTAAACCGTGTATGCTTTGGCGTTGAACTGGAACCAAAGTTCGTTGATGTTGCAGTGGAAAGATACATTAAACTCCATGAAGGCAGGTCTGATGATGTGTATCTGATGCGTAACGGCGAAAGAATCGAATACAAGGATGTGGAGGTGTCAGATGAATAAACCTCTCACCCTTGGCAGCCTGTTTTCCGGTTCCGGAACTTTTGAAATGGCAGGAATGCTCTCCGGTATTGTACCTGTCTGGAAATCAGAAATAGAGCCGTTTCCGATCGCTGTTACAGAAAAGCGGCTGCCGTTTATAAAGCATCTCGGAGATATAAATAAAATCAACGGTGCGGAAATCGAGCCTGTGGATATTATCACCTTTGGCTCGCCCTGCACCGATCTTAGTGTCGCAGGCAAACGTCAGGGTTTGAATGCCGCACGTTCCGGACTATTCTTTCAGGCAGTCAGAATTATCAAGGAAATGAGGTGTGCAACCAATGGTAAATATCCAGGATTTGCAGTGTGGGAAAACGTCACCGGAGCCCTATCCTCCAACAAAGGAGAGGACTTCCGATGCGTTCTCGAAGAACTCTGCAAAATTAAAACCACAGATATATCTGTTCCTAAACCTGAAAAGTGGACAAAGGCAGGAGAAATCCTGGCAGAAAATTTCTCTCTCGCATACAGGACAGTTGATGCTCAATACTGGGGTACGCCCCAACGCAGAGCAAGAATCTACCTTGTCGCAGATTTTGATGGTGAACGTGCCTCAAAAATACTATTTGAGTCCGAAAGCCTGTCTGGGTATTCTCCGCAGTGCTTCCGTTCGTGGAAAGAAACTGCCGGAAGTTTTGGAACTTGCTCTGAAGAAACAAGCACAGGGTTAGTTTTTTCAAATCACGGGCAAGATACACGATTTAAGGGTCCTGTTGAAGTAGCGGAAACAGTTTCAGCTACATATGGAACGGGCGGAAATAATCAGCCGTTTGTGGTGGAACATTTTCATAAAGCATACGGCATATGCGGAAAATACAGCAATTCCATGCTTTCCGACAATCCCAACAGCGGATTTTACGAAGCAGATACTGCAAGAACGATTGATACAAGCAATCAGTCTCCATGCAAAAATCAGGGCGGAATTGTTGTCGTTGAGGGAAATGGTTCACGTCCATCACATCATGGTGACGGATACAAGGAATCGGAAACTATGTACACACTAAACTGCACGGAAAACCATGCAGTTTCCTACGGCATCGGCAGACCTGCCATGAATCAGGGTTACAACGCACGATTCAGTTTTCAGATTGAAGAGGAAAAATCCCCGACACTTGTTGCATCAGGTGCAGGCGGAATTGCTCATCCGAAATACTCCACAAGTAAAAATTCTCATCATACCGTTGCTGAAAAGGAAAAAGCAAACACACTTGTGGCATCAGATTACAAAGATCCGCCTGTTGTCAATGACAGCACTCCTGAAATTGAATACATCGTAAGGCGACTGACACCGCAGGAATGTGCGTTACTGCAAGGTATGCCGACCTGGTGGTGTGACGATATCGGCATTGAAAATCCGACCGAAGAACAGATAAATTGGTGGCTGAATGTTTTTGAAACCTACAATAAGGCAATCGAAAAAGAGTGCAAGCCAAAAAGCCGTAAGCAGATTGAAAAGTGGCTGAAGAATCCGTATTCTGATAGTGCTGCCTATAAAATGTGGGGAAATGGTATCGCTTCAAGCAACGCTTTGTTTGTGCTGGCAGGAATCGCCTATTATGCACAAAACAAGGGGAAATAATTCTACATATCTCACACTTGCTATCTGTGCCATTCTGAGTTATCATGTGTACTACCAAAAAGGAGGTCAAACATATGATAATTGAATTTCAGCTTATAGGAGAAAAACGAAAAGAACTTGCAAAAACAGTCAGTGAGATTATTGGTGCTCCTGCCGAATATCAGTTCATGCCGACTTGTGCATACAAAATTGGTGACTTTTACACCGTTACCAAAGAGGGTAATCTTGAAATCAGCGATTCTGCTGACAGCAAAGAGATTGATATGCTGATTAGTGAACTTGCAAGCAGAGGTTATGATGTTCCACTTGATGAAGAAGAAAACGGTCTGACGGTAGAGATGCCTTTGGAACTGGTTGATGATGCTACAATCGACAGGCTCAGAAAAATCGTAGAAAATAAGGGTGAACTTTTCAAGGCTGCATTCAAAACTGACAACCTTGAAATCGTCGCTGAAGCAGACAAGATTTGCTTTCCTTGGTTTACCGTTGAAAATGATGGTGATGCAGATGCCTACTGCACTTTCATTTCCATGCTATGCGAATTTGCAAAGAATCAGAAACGTATCAACAATAAGTTTGAAACCAGCGATAATCCCAAATACACAATGCGTTGTTATCTCCTTCGCCTTGGCATGATTGGTGTAGAGTACAAGTCAACAAGAAAGGTACTGCTTAGAAATCTTTCAGGCAGTTCGGCTTTCAGAAAGGTAGCAAATAATGAAGTTTCCGAATAAAGCATATCTTGAAAATCTCAGAAAACAGTATCCCGTTGGGACAAAGATACAGCTGATTTCTATGCGAAATGAAAAATATCCCATTCTTCCCGGAACGATCGGTGAGGTTACCCATATCGATGATTTGGGTTCCATACACATGAAATGGCAGAACGGCTCTTCTCTTGCCCTGATTCCCGAAGTGGATTCTTTCAAGGTTGTGGCAGCCGAAAAATAA